TTTAGAGAAAGCACAATTCCAGAATTAAAGGAAGCACTGCCGGAAATGGCGGATTCCATCTATGAGGTAGCGAAAAAAATGGATGAGTTTTTCGAGCTGATAGAGAAAAAAATAATGGAAATTGCAGATAAACAAGCGGAGGAATTTGCCAATGGTTGAGATAACAGAAAAAGACCTACAGGATGTGCCTTTAGAGGATGAGTAAACCGCCATGCTTGAAACGCAAGGCAAGGAAGCAACAAAAGCCTTTTATATCTGCAATGCCTTTAAATATCTGCATCGGCAGAGAAGAAAAGGCGGCACGAAGGATATAAAGAAGGCGAAGTGGTGCTTAGAGAGGTTTTTAGAAATTGAGGAAAGGGGGAAATAATGACAATTAACGAATATCAGGAAGCGGCACTAAGGACCGCCAACATGGAAGCTTACAAGAATGATACCAATATGTTACTTAATGGAATCCTTGGGCTTACCGGAGAAAGCGGAGAGCGTAGAGAGCATCTTGTGAAAGAGCTAGGAGATATAGCGTGGTGTTTGGCTGTTTCTGCAAAGGCATTAGGCTATGATCTTGAATCAGTATTACAAATGAATGTTGATAATCTCAAGAAAAGATACCCTGAAGGATTTTCTGTAGAGTGAAGCTTACACCGGAAAGAAGATGATGTGTAGTCCTAGTTCGTAAATTGGAGAAGAATATGAAAAGTGGAATTAGATATTCTCTATCAGAGGAGCAAATAGAAGATATTGTAGACCGGTCAGTTAAGTCCGCTATCAACGGATATAGGGAGGAACTTAAAAAGGCATCAGCAAGAAAAGAAAATGAAAATGTCCGTGTTACGAAAAGGAAGCTCCAAGCATACAGGAGAGTTAAAGCATCTCTGAAAGAGACGGAGGAATTTACCGACGAGGAAAAGATAGAATTAAGATGGGAGTTCGTTAAAGACCTCATGGGATCCGGATTTGATGCAATTGAAAAGGTTGATGATAGAATCAAATCAGTTGAGCATAAGAGAAAAAGAGACAGCTTTGAAATTCAGATTATCGACAAGGCAATGCAACTGTATAAAATTGAAGCTGAAAATTCATCCAGTGAAGAAGCAAAGAGAAGATACAGAGAGCTATACGCAATGTATATAGACGAAGAAGGGCACACCATAGAAGAGATTGCCGAAATAGAAAGTATCAGTGAGAAAATCGTCTATCGTGACCTAGGAATAGCCTGTAAGATTTTATCCGTATATTTATTAGGAATGGGCTAAACAAACGATGCCTGGGGCTGTAAATGAATCACAGAGGGCATAAAATTTGAGTATAAGAATTTTTTGGGATTGAAATTTGAAAATTCTAAATTCATAATGATATTAGCCACTTTTGTAAAGTGACTCCCATAGGTCTCAGCCATAGCACCTCGAATGGCAGTGAGAAATCCCCCACAAAGGGGGATTTTTTTATGCAAAAATTCAAAAATGAAAGGTTTTAATATTATGGAAAAAAGAATAGAAGTCATTCAAATGAGAGCCGGAGATATTAAGACCGGTTTTGGGAATCCAAGAAAAATCACACAGAAGAAAAGAGAAGAGCTTGAGAGAAGTCTTGATATGTTGGGGGATTTTGGAGTCTTTGTAATTGATGAAAATGACAACATTATAGCCGGCAACCAAAGACTAAGCATTATCAAGGACAAGGATCCGGACACTATGTTGTGTTGTAAGAAGCTTTTTGGATATACAGAGGGAGAACTGAAAGCAATTAACATCAAGGATAATACCCATGCCGGTGAGTGGGATATTGATTTGCTTGCAGACTGGACCTCCGACTTGGTTGTAGACCTAGACATTAAAGAGGAGATAAAAGAGGGCGTTGAGGAAAGAAGCATACCGGAGTTAGAACTTATCCATTATGAAAAGTATGACTATGTAATGATAGCTTGCCGGAGCCAACTTGATTACAACGACCTTGTTAGAAAGCTAGGAATTGAAAACAGGAAAGTTGTTATTGCAAAAAGCAGGAAGATAAAAGCCAGAGCGATTTGGTATGAGAACATAAAAGCAAATATCTTGTCTGATGAAGAATTGAAACAGCTTGAGTTCAAGTATAAAAATATAAAGCCGGAGGGTTCAGAAGATGGAAAGTAGAACAATGCTAGTCTTTGCTCCTCATCCTGATGATGAAGTGCTTGGGTGCGGAGGCGTAATAGCAAAGAGAGCAAAACAGGGCGTGAAAGTTGTTGATTGTATAGTTACCTTTGATAAGGATTATGAGATTAGAAAAAAGGAAGCCCTCGAAGCTAACAAGGAGCTGGGAATTTCCGAGACTATTTTTCTTGGTTTTCCCGACCTTCAGCTTGACAGATTGGATCATTCGATATTCACTCAGGGCATTTTAAATGTTATACAAGCTTACAAACCAACAGAGGTGTATCTACCTCATCCTGGTGATTTGCATACGGACCATAAGGCACTTACTGCAAGTGCTATGGTTGCTATCAGGGCAAAGTATGAGAGCTCTCCCATGAACGCCTATACATACGAGACTCTATCCGAAACTGGTATAGACTATCAAAATCCGCAGAATGTGTTTAATCCAAATGTGTATGTTGATATTTCAAGTAGCATTAAAGATAAAATCAATGCCTTAAAAAAACACGAGTCACAGATTGAGATGTTTCCGTGTAGTCGTAGCGAGGAGGCTGTTAATGCTCTTGCGATATACAGAGGAAGTCAGGCAAGCATGGTTAGGGCAGAAGCATTTTCTTTGATAAGAAGGTATGAAAGATGAAAAAGACAGTTTTTTCAGGGCATCAGCCTAATTTCTTGCCATACATGGGATTCTTTTACAAGGTTGCTAAATCCGATGTATTTGTGCTTGATGATGATGTTCAATTTACAAACAGAAATAATACAAGAATTGACGGAGTTAGAGTCGGGCATAACTCTAACTCCATAAGGGAAGGGGACAGGAGAGGCAAGATAGCCATTCCTGTCTCTTATGATTTTGGGGACAAGATAAATGAAGTAAGAATTAGCTATGATGGAAAATGGAAAGACAAGCTCCTGAAAACCATTAGATGCAACTATGGAAAGCATCCATATTTTGATGAAGGCTATTATCTACTTGAAGAAGCATTGTCCATGAATTATGAAAAGCTCTATGAGTTAAACAAGTATTTGCTAGACTGGATCATCAAAGGATTCGGATTTCCAACACGGATAGTTGTTGCCAGTGAGAGTGTGCCTACTGAATTAGTGAGCAATGAGAGGAACATTTTCCAGTGCAAGGCACTAGGAGGAGATGTGTACTATTCCGGAGCAGGAGGGAGGGAGTACAACGATGAAAAAGCCTATGCAGAAAATGGGATAGAGCTTGTTTACAGTGATTATGTTCCGGTCAGATATAGGCAGTACCATAAGAAAGACTTTATGGAGAATCTGTCTGTGATTGATTACATTTTTAACTGTGGTTACAAAATACCGGAAGGGTGGTGTGAGGAAAATGGAAGAGGTTAAGCTGGGGATATATGTTCCGAGCTATGGCAGAGCTAATACGACAACGACATACAAGCTCATAGATGATTGCACCTATGTTGTTAGAAAGTCCGAAGAACAGGCGTACAGAGAAGCCGGAGTTCCTAAGATATGGGCTGTTGATGATGATAAGATAGATAATCTTGTGAAGGCTTCTAATTACATTAACGACCACTCCCCGGAGGAAATTATATTTACCATTGACGATGATGTTGACTATTTCCTGTACCGGCTTGATAAGAATGTGAAAATCACAGACAAGGAAGTCATAATCTGTGAGATAGAGAGGATTGCTCAGATTATGTTGGATCTAGGAATTGGGTTCGGGGCAGAGGATGCGGCAATATCCCCGTGGAACTATGTTTCTGAGTTTACATTTAAAGGAACTACAGGAGCAATGAGGTGGTATAACAAGAATGTATATAAGTCAAGATTCGATGAAAAGGTATATCATAATTGCGATATTGATGTGATGCTCCATGAGTTGCTGGTGAATCGGATAATTCTAAGGCCTATGTATTTTTGTGTAAATGCCGGTACGGACACAAACGCAGGAGGAAACTCAAGTAAGACCAGACAAGCCCAAATCGACTGTGTTACAGAGATGAAGCGAAGATGGGGGAAACACTTTGAATATAACTTTAAGAATAATAAGCCAAAAATAAATGTTGAAAGATAAAATATTTGACACCTCGGTAGGTTGTGCTACGCTTCGTACGCCAAAATCAAAAAAAGGAGGTGCATTATGGCTTATCCGTTTACCAATACCGGATATAATATGTATGACATGATAAGTATGTTGCAGAAAGGAATCAGGCGATATGACTTTGAAAGAGCAGGGTTTGCCGCATATCAAGTTAGGGACTCCTACAGAAAGGTAATGTGGAACAGACTCCTAGTTATATCAGCAGAGGACTGCTTCGGAATTATCACAAAAGAAATTGTTGCCCTGAAGAGGAATGATGATGCAAGGCCTTCTGATTTAAACATCAGTAGGGCTGTTGCCTTACTATCAGCTTCCTTCAAGAACAGAGATGCCTGCTACTTTGCTTGCAACTTTGTTTTAGTTTCCAGGAAGAGCAGGGAGATTGAAGTAAAGTATCAAGATGTTGATGCCTTATCTCGAAGAATCAGAATGAGGACCAATCCTGAACATTTCAATGGAAGTTATGATCGGGGAGGATTCATGCAGCTATCAATGTTCGATGAAGAAGAATCAAAACCTACTGTCCTGGAGAATGATGAGTACAAACTCTATGAAAGAGGGCTGTTCATCCAAGAGGCACTAGCTCATAAGGATATGGACTTGATCGGATATTGGATGGACTCTATGAGGTATACAGACAGAGAATTTCTATGGGATGTATTCGATGATTATGCAGAAATGTATTCAGGGTTTCTTTCCAATGAAATTCATGCCCTCAGAGAAGCTGATTGCATTGTTAATGACAAGAAAAAGGATAAGGATGAGATATTCATAAGCAAAGCGGCAATTCTCTTATGCCAGTCTACAGATGAAGATTATCAATCCTTAGAATCCTGCAAGATTGTAAATGCTAGAGGTCTCATAGAGTGGGAGGGGCATAAAATCAAGCCCATCTCACAATGCAAGCTAGTAGACAATCAGATTCCTGAATGGGTATATGATTGCCATACATTAAAAGGCAAGAAGATGGGAAAGACAGACTGGGATATGACAACTACAGAACAGGAGGCTTTAACACCTTTGAGGAAGTGCTATTTCGATGATGCTAGTTGGCTATACACATA